ATCTTCTGCAGCAACAATGATCGCCAGAGCATTTGCAATGATCGCAGTACTTTATAAATTAAGAAGCCCAAATATGAAAGTGCAGCTTAGAGATTATTTTTCGATTCGTCCGGAATGGAAAGAAATCAAGCGTATTTTACATATCGGGGTACCATCAGGAATTGAAAATGGAATGTTCCAGTTTGGAAAACTTGCAATTCAATCAACAGTATCTTTAATGGGAACGGCGGCAATCGCAGCACAGGGAATGACGAATATCATCGAGAACTTAAATGGAATCATGTCGATTGGAATGGGAATCGGCTTGATGACAGTTGTTGGAGAATGCCTTGGTGCAGGAGAGAAGGAAGAGGCTGTATATTATATAAAGAAGATTTCTATTGCAGCAGAAGTAGTGTTGATCATTACGTGTTTATTAATGTTTGGACTTACTTACCCGATCACTTATTTTGGAGGAATGGAGCCAGAGAGTGCTAAACTTTGCATCTTTATGGTAACATGCATTACGATCGTAAAACCAATTGTATGGATCATGGCTTTTATTCCACCATATGGGTTCAGAGCTGCAGGAGATGTGAAGTTTACGATGACGACATCCATGTTATGTATGTGGCTTTGCAGAGTTGTACTTGCAATGGTACTTGCAAGAGTGTTCCATATGGGACCAATCGCAGTGTGGATCGGAATGTTTACGGACTGGACGATTCGTGCAATTATTTATACAGTACGATTTAGAAATAGAAAGTGGCTTGCACATCAGGTTATCTGATGTGCGTTGCGGATCATGGTGGTTCGTGTTATACTAAAATGTATTTGAATATTAGAAAAATGAAGAAATATATAGAAGGGATACAGAGAAGATGAAAGTATCAGATTTTACATTTGATTTACCAGAAGAACTGATCGCTCAGGATCCGCTTGAGGACAGATCAAGTTCCAGATTATTAACATTAGATAAGAATACAGGAGAGATCGGGCATGATATCTTCCATAACATTGTAAATTATTTAAAACCAGGAGATTGTCTTGTGTTAAATAATACAAAAGTAATTCCAGCAAGACTGATCGGGGCTAAAGAAGAAACAGGTGGAAAAGTTGAGGTTCTGCTTCTTAAGAGAAAACAGGACAATGTATGGGAAACACTTGTAAAACCAGGAAAGAAAGCACGTCCAGGAGCAAGAATCTCTTTTGGAGATGGGAAATTAGTTGGTGAAGTCATAGATGTTGTTGATGAAGGAAACCGTTTGGTGAAGTTTGAATATGAGGGAATTTTTGAAGAAGTGTTAGATGAACTTGGGCAGATGCCATTACCACCATATATTACTCATCAGTTAAAAGATAAGAACCGCTACCAGACAGTTTATGCCAAATATGATGGTTCAGCAGCAGCACCAACAGCGGGATTGCATTTTACAAAAGAATTATTGCAGCAGATCAAAGACATGGGAGTCAATATCGCATATGTGACACTTCATGTAGGACTTGGTACGTTTCGTCCTGTCAAAGTAGATGATGTCTTAGATCATCATATGCATTCTGAATTTTACAGAATCGAAGAAGATGATGCGAAACTCATCAATGAGACAAAGAAAAATGGTGGAAGAGTTATTTCTGTCGGAACAACAAGTACAAGAACATTGGAATCTGTTGCAGAAGAAGATGGGACACTCCATGCTAAGAGCGGATGGACAGACATCTTTATCTATCCAGGATATAAATTTAAAGTAATTGATGGACTGATCACAAACTTTCATCTGCCAGAATCTACATTATTAATGTTAGTTTCTGCTCTTGCTGGAAGAGAACATATTTTAAATGCTTATAATATCGCAGTTAAAGAAAGATACAGATTCTTCTCATTTGGGGATGCTATGCTAATAATTTAAACCAAAAGTTTACAAATGTAATGTTAATAATCAAATAATCAAATAATCAAATTTAGGTAAAAGAAAAAAGATCTGGGTTTTGAGCCCAGATCTTTTTTTGATGCAATAAAAATGGCAGCCACGACAACAAAAGTGACTGCCCCACAGTTAACTTAGAGAATACAAGGGTATGAAGCTTGCATTCTGATTGTAATTCCTTCTTACTTGGAATCTAAGGAGTAAACCAAGGAAGAAATTACCTGAAAAGAATTATATCATTTTCGGAGGATTTGCACAAGCTATAATTATTAACCAAAGAACAGGAGGATACTTCATGGAAAACAGAAGCTATGGGCTGTATTCGCTGTACAGGCTGTATCGTGGATCATCGAAGAATCTGATAATGACGATACGAAAGCAGCACTGATGAAATGTGGCGACCTTTTAGAAAGTGTATGTAATTCAAATGATACACTCAATGTGATCTGGGATGCGATATGCGAGTATGGAGATCAAGAGACTATCAGGGGTATATTGAGGGGCCCAATCAGGCGGTACAAATTGCTATTGACATAAAAAATAAAACGTAATTTGCTTGGACAGTCCGTGTAAAATCTATGGAACGTCCGTAAAATATCCGTATAATGTCCGTGGACAGTCCAGAGGACAAAATGCAGACAAAATAAAAGCACCAGTTCAAAAATTCTGGTGCTTTTATTTTTACCTGATAAAGGTTTGAGAAAGTCCGTTTCTAAAAACGATCCGCTGAACCTTTCCGTTGTAGATGTCGATATAATCAATTACATCGTGAGTAAACATATATAGTATTTTAGGATCAACAGTTGTGGCAAGACGTTTGTAACTGATATAGTTTCGATCAGTCAGCTTTTGCGTAATGATAAAGGTGCTTGCTTTATCAACAAATTCTTCATCTGTTATGGAATCATCAACGGAGTTTTTATTGACGATCCCTATTTTCTCATCAATTTCAGCAATCTTTGTTTCGATTTCCATTTTCTTTGTCATGTAATCCTTTTCAGATATAGCCATATCATCATACAGATATAAGTTTGTAAGACGATCCAGGGCCCTATCAAGCTTTTTCTTTTCGGCTTTTAATATCGTGAGTGATGATTGCACCTCATCATTTTTCTTTGCTTTATTAACGTTAAATGATCTACCATAGATGTTTCCCACTACACTCGATGAAAGAATATTATATAAGTCGTTGAGTTCTTCCTGATCGATGCTTTTAATATCTGAAAAAGCATCTCCAGTCAAGAGTGCATCTTGGAGATCAGCCGGACTATGGATTGAATCAAAGCCTTTTTGTGCGTTAAGCATATTCAGGATATAGTTAAAGATAAATTCTCCAAGCACTGGGTCAGATGTTGATCTGCCACGGCATTTCGTCAGTGATCGCCTCCTTGTAGAACAAAGATATTTGGAATACTGCCATGATCTATTTTTGTTTGAGCTGGTCGAGGTCATTTTTTTACCACAGTTTTTACACCAGCATAGACCACCGAACACATGAACATGAATACCTTTAACATATAAGTTGTGTTCCGTAGCAAATCTTTTGTTGCCTTTTAGGATTGCAAGAACCCTTTCCTTCTGATCGTATGAAATAATTGCGATATGATGATCTTCAATCATGATCCATTCTGATTCGTTCTTAAGTTTCTGACGATTACCAGCTTTTCTCTTGTTATACTCGTAGCAACCGCAGTACCACCAGCTCTTTAAGATAATAGAAAGAGAAGGCGGCGACCATTCATTCCCTGATCGTGTTCTGTATCCGTGTTCGTTCATGTATCGAGCAAGATATACAAGTGATTGAAGCTCCTCGTATTTATCGTGGATCAGTTTTACAGTGTTGGATTCATTTGCAATAACAAGGAAATCTTCTTCCACAGGATCATATTTATAGCCGTACGGAACTCTACCGCCATTCCATTTGCCTGTATTGGCACGAGAGATCATAGTTGCAGTCACACGTTCAGAAGTCATGTTTCGTTCAAGCTCGGCAAATACTAAGATGATCTTAAGCATAGCTTCTCCCATAGCGGTTGAGGTATCAAACTGTTCGCTCTTGCTGACGAAAGTTACATTCAGCTCTTTTAATTCTTGATACATTTGAGCAAAGTCCAGAAGGTTACGGCTGATTCTGTCAATTTTCCATACGAGCAGATGGGTAAAAGCTCCAGTTCGTATCTGGTCCATCATATCTTGATACCGTGGGCGGATTGTGTTTTTACCAGAGTATCCAGCATCTTCGAAGATCACATAATCGTCGGTATTAAGGATCAGTTTTGAATAAGCAATCAGATCCTTCCTTTGCATTGGCAAGGAATCCTTATCAACCTGTTGTAGTGTAGACACTCTTATATAGATTGCCACTCGACACATCCGGGGTGGAGAGGGCGTTATATTAAGTGCAGATAAAGTATTATTCATTAGCAAGTTCTCCTAAGTTCTTTAAAAAACCGCCTGATTTCTCAGACGGCTAAAATTTTATCAACAGTTTCTCTTAATTCTAAGTATGTACATTTGATCGGATTTAATGTTAACAACGATGGCAAAGTAATTATTTTCTGCCTTTGTTTTTCTCTGTCAATGGTTTTAGCTGGAAGTACATAAAAATCCCATAAATTCATGTCAAGAGGGTTCTCGTTAAGGCTCATAGCTGTATAAATGCAGAATATGTAAACATTACAATTATATCCAGTTTCATTTTGTGTTTGCTCTTGAAAAATGTCAAATGAAATATGATCTGGATGTTCGGCAGAGCTGGACTGGATGTATGCAGCGGTTTTAACCGATAATCCATATTTATTATTGTATAGTAGATCAAAAGGCATGCACGGAGCTGTAAGCGTTTCACAGCCGCTTTTTATCATATCCAAAGAAGATGCGACAACAAATTCCGCTAGTACAGACTGCCAAAAATTGTTAACTGTTTCATCCTTGATATAAGAATACATTTATTTTTTCCCCTTTTTCCATTCCTCTATACTGATAATTTTTTAGTATCGTAAGATTCCGTTTTTGGAAGTGTGGAAGCAATTCCATCTATGTATGCAAGTACATTTTTCTGATAGCTGTCTGGTAGTTCCCTGAATTTATCGATTAACTCTTTTTCAACAGGATTAGTGAAATCCGGCTTTATAACGTTTTCAAGATCGTTATTAGGTGCATCTTCTCCAAATACGAGCCAATCGAGAGACACGTTAAAATATTGAGCAACTTTTACTAATTGCTTTAATCCCGGCTTTGCATCTCCCTTATTCCATGCGGTAAAAGCGTTAGAACTAATGCCTGTAACTTTCGTGAGTTCTTTCTTATTTAACCCTGATTGCTGTTGCAGTAAATTTAATCTGTCGATTGTGTCCATAAGTACCTCGTTTCTAAAAAAGTTCCAAAAATGTTAAAAAACATATTTACAAATAACATTTTTGGAATTATAATAAAGATGTTACAAAAGTAAAACACATTTGAAAATACAAAATAGTGACGAAAAGTATTATACAAATGTAAATTACAATTCGATTTTACATTAAATTTATAGAATTGTAAACCATCCCGAAAGGAGGAGGTGCGATGAAAAGAATCTTGCCTAAATGGTGCAAGGATGCAAAGAAGGCGATGATTGATAAGGATATGAGCGTAGAAGAACTTGCACAGCTTACTGGAAGAACGAGAGTATACATTTCAGCTGTACTAAATGGGCGGCAGTCAGCACAGCCGGTAATGCAAGAAATCAGTGACATTCTTAACATAAAAATGGATACTACTCGTTACACAAATAAGTAATTATGTAACTAAGTACAGTATACCCAGAAAGGACAGACGGTAACATGGGAAAAGGCTGTAAGAAAACGAATGAGAACGTCTATTTTAAGGCGAGGAAAGAGGCAGCAAAGTATAACGAAAAGCTATATAGCCGAGAAGGAGCAAGCGAATTGTTGGGATTGTCCGTATCGACATTGGCTGATTACGAATTGGGTACGACAAAGGTTGTGCCAGTGGACAAAGTAATGCTGATGGCTGATCTCTATAATTGCCCTGAACTGAAAGCTGGATACTGCAAGCATGAGTGTCCAATTGGAAAATCAATTCCAATGGCAACGCAGATCAAAGGCTTAGAAGGGATCACATTAAGACTGATTAAAGAATTTGACGTGAAGAAGATCAAGGACATGAAGAACAGCCTGATCGGGATTACAGAAGATGGGATCATAAGTGAGGACGAAAAACCAGAGCTTAGGAGAATCCTGAAAATGCTGGACGAAATGGCATTAGCAATCAGTGAACTAAGACTTGTCGGAGAGAAAGTACTGAAAGGAGATCACGATGGATATTGAAAAAATGAAGAAGATCTTAAGCACAGAGTACGGAATTAACTCTCCAGAAGAGTTAGACGAAGCAATGAAAAGATCTAAGGGTATTGATCTAGCAATATTTACAATGCCGATCAACAAAATAAATAAAAAAGAGAAATAGGAGGAACAGAAGAATGGGACAGATGACAACGAAAGAATATCTTGAAAATGTTCAGGTAGGAATCGAAAACGAATTAATGAAAAATGTTCAGGCTTTGCCAGAAGGATTTAACAAACAGAGATTTATCCTTAACTGTACAACAGTTATGAAAGATAATCTGAAAGACTTTTCAGGAATTGATACAACATCAGTCGCAGTTACATTTGCAAAAGGAGCTTACCTTGGATTGGATTTCTTTAACAAAGAATGTTATGCAATTCCTTATGGTGGAAAGGTTAACTTTCAAACGGATTATAAGGGAGAAATCAAGCTTGCGAAAAGATATTCAAAGAATCCGATCAAAGATATCTACGCAAAGAATGTAAGAGAGGGAGACTTCTTCGAGGAAAGAATTGAGAACGGAAATCAGATCGTAAACTTTAGACCAGAGCCGTTCAGCGATAAAAAGATCATTGGTACGTTTGCAGTTGTGCTGTATAAAGATGGAAGCATGATGTATGACACAATGTCTGTTTCAGAAATTGAGCATACAAGAACATCGTATTCCAAAGCTGCAAACAGCAAGGCATGGAAGCAGTCTCCGGGGGAAATGTACAAAAAGACAGTCCTTAGAAGACTATGCAAGATGATTGATCTTGACTTTGACAACATAGAGCAGCAGCAAGCATTTGACGATGGATCAGACTTTGATCCGAATAAAAACATTATTGACGGAGAAGCAAAAGATGTAGTAACAGATCCATTCAAAGCGAGTGAAGAGTCTACAGAAGCCGAAGAGGTTGATAGCCCACAGCAGTAAAGGAGAACAGCGGTATGAAGTTAACAAGCGAGAACTATTACAGTCAAGAGGCGAATAAAGAGTATATGTCAGTATCCCAGTTCAAAGACTTCGCTGGAACATACGGAAAGATGCCGTGTGAGTTTGAAGCGTTGGAAAAGCTGAACGGCAGATGGGAAACGAAAAAGACGACTCCGCTTCTGGTAGGTAGTTACGTTGATTCCTATTTTGAGGGAACTCTGGATCAGTTTAAGAAAGAAAATCCAGAGATTTTTACACAAAAAGGAGAATTGAAAAGCAATTATAAACAGGCTGAAAAAGTCATTGAGAGAATCAAGAGAGACAAATACTTTATGAAGTATATGTCAGGGGCAAAACAGGTAATTATGACAGGAGAGCTGTTCGGAACGAAGTGGAAGATCAAAATGGATAGCTACTTGAAAGATGTTGCAATCGTTGATCTGAAAGTTATGAGATCAATCACAGACTTGAAATGGGTAAAGGATATCGGATACTTAGACTTTGTAAGATACTGGGGGTACGATATTCAGGGTGCGATCTATCAGGAAATAGTGAGACAGAACACAGGGAAAAGACTTCCGTTTTATATTGCAGCTGCGACAAAGGAAGAAGAACCAGATATCCGAATTATCCAG